CATTGGGAGCCTGTGTGGTAGACAACGGCTTGGGCGGCTGGGGGTTGGTGTTCTGGTCGTTGGTTTGAGTGCTAGGCGGTGTGGTATTGGTAGGTCTAACCACGGGTGCATTTGTTATGCGGCCATCAGGATTCAATACCTGTGGCGGTTGTTTTTCTGGTTCTTGTGTGTTGGCGCCATCGTCTTTGGCTGTTTGTGCGCCTTGCACCTGAGCACCGGCACTGGGTGCCGGTGTTGGGGCCGGTTGACTGCGTAGTGCCCGAAGTTCTTGTTCTAGCTGTTGCTGTGTGGTTATCAGCCCTGATAACTCGGCATTGATTTGATCTAATGTGTTGCTTTGACTGCGAGCTAGACTGAAATCTTCTCGGGCGATACTGCGATCAACTTCGTTTTTGATTCTACTGGCATCGGCCTGTAGAGTGCTTATTCTTGCCGCAATCTGGGCCAAACGAGCTTCAAGTGAGGCTATCTCTTGTTGTGTGGCCATGTTAGAATCCTAACACTGATTTCAAGGTAGATAGTTTAGGAATATAGATCTGTTTACCTATGACAAAATCAAAAGGAGGTTCCGTCAAGGTATTAGGATTGCGTTGATAAAACACCCACCAAAGTTTACTTTCATCGTACAAATCAAATGCCAGAAGATCAGGACGATACTGATAGGTTTGATTTATAATAAAGATAGTGTCGTCGCCTTGCTTAGGCAAAGCACGATTGTTCATTATGTCAAGAAAAAATCCACTATACGGAGTAGTATAGTAAGGACTCATTGCATCATAGCTGGCCATTACCAGAATCCTCCTCGTTGTAGATTACCGTTGCCAAATTCCTGCACACTGAATTGACTGCTGACCTGCTGACGTGTTTGTATTGGCAAGCAGGTGATGGTCATTTGCATCTTGGTTGGCACATAGGTTGGTGAATTCAATCCCAGCGTGGGCGGCGCTGGTGGAACATCTCTGTAACCGCCTTTGGGCAAGCCGGCAGTTCTCAGTCGGTTCATCACGTTGCTGATTGTATTTTTTGGTACGCTTTGAACCTTGCGTTCAAGAATAAAGTTGGTACCGTCCACGTTACGGCTATAGGCTCTAATGTAGTCTACATCATTGGGTAGACTGTACTGGAACTGACTGATCACTACCGGGTGGCCATTAAACTGGTATTCACCAAATCCTGTAAGATAACACAGTGGTGGGGGCGATCCTCGCAGAGGGTCTTGTCCATAAAACATCTTGGTCACGCTACGATAAAAATGTATCACTGCCAATAGATAATTGGCTTCGTCGGTGTCTTGTGCTGTAAAAGTTCCAGTAATCTGTATTTCTTGCACGTTTGAATTCTTGTACCAGTAACCTTTGTAGTTGCTGTGTGTGAGATCGTAGGGCGTATAATTGGCCGAGTATACGGTGTTAACCTGCGGTGTATAAGGATAGATTACACCGTCTGTGGTAAACAACGGATCAAGTATGCCGCGGTCGCCCTGTGGCAATTTGTAAAGATAACTTGCACCAGCTGCCAGGCTAACACGGAAACGCCAATCTCCGTTGTTGACAAATCTCTGTTGTGCTTGCAGTGCTGGTTGGTTTCTGGCCTGCTCGGCACCAACTTCCACACCCACACTGCCATCACCCGGAGCTGCTCCACTGGTGTTACGATTGTTAGTAGGCGTTTGAATAGCGGCCAGTATGTTGGCATTGGTTGATTGATTGAACTGGTTAGCAGCAATAATGTTACCAGCTGTAGGACCAGACACCGGTGCTGGAGCAAGTTTGATGTCGGTGGCCGCTGGCAGTGCTGGCGGAGATTGGTAAGCAGCGCCTTGATCGTTGAGAATTTTGGCGTTAACTTGCGCCGCACCTTGTGTGAGTCCGGTGGCCACAGGCTGATTAGTCTGACGATCAACCACATCATAGGTGCCGCGACTGGCATCATACTTGACATCATAACCTGGTGTAACAGGTGCTTGTGGGCCTTTTGATATGGCACTGATCACACTGGCATTGGTCTGTGCATTAAACTGTTCTGCGGTTTGACTGCTTTGTGGATCCGCGTTGCTAACTGGTGCAGGGTTCGCACCGCGCTGATCGGCAGCAGCTAATGCTCCTGCCGCAGTAGAGGTATCTGGTCGGGTGGCCACTGCTGCCGCTGCCGCTGCTGCGGCTGCTCGCTCTTTTTGTTTCTGATCAATTACTTGACCAATTGGGTCATCAGCCGGCGGTGTGGGCGACACTGTGGAAGGTGCCGGTACAACAGGTGTCAGTGGGCGGTCTGCTTGCTGTGCCTGTGGTTCAGCAGCAGGATTGACCACAGGTGCTGTAGATTCTGCAGGTTGGTTGGCTTCTTCGCCTCTGGCTACCCGATCAGCATCAGACTGTGCTTGTTCGTAGGCAGCTTGTAGTCTATCGGCTTCCTCGTTCAAGGTGCCAATTTTGTCTATCAATTCTGTTTCAATAGACTTGATTCTTCTGGATTCGGCCAGCGCAGCATCATAGGCAGCAGACCCAACCTGAGATTGACGCAGCTTGGTCCTGGCCTGTTCATACGCAAGCTGAGTGGCCATGAGTTCTTGATTGGCTCTTTTGCCCTGCTCTACTACAGATTCGTACCTACGAAGATAGCTACGTGCCTGTCGTTTGTAAACATCAACTGTGCTGGTCATATTAGTTCCTGTATCTTGTATTTACCGAAAAAATTATAGCCCTAGTTTATGTAAAAGGTTGACAATCTTGTAAAACTTGCTATACTAAATAGACTTCCTGGAGAAATTAATGGATCAACCCATACCTGCAAAGAAAACCAATTATCTAAACAACCGCGACATACTAAAAGAAATACACCTAAGCAAGAACACCTATTGCTGGTATCTAGATCGTAAAACCGATCACGAATACGACATCATTTTACCCGGTCTAAGCAAGATTAACCAGCGTACTGTGGCACAGGCCAGACGCAATCGAGCAGCCAGACTGACCAAAGAAACCGGCAAAGAAGTCAATGAAAAACACATATCACACACTGAACTAGTGTTTAGAATTACCTGCTGGGACCACATACCCAAAGCACCCAAAAAAACTGCCAAGAGCAAAAAACAACAGAGTCAATTGGGAGATCTATTGGACGTAGACATTGTTGAAGTTGACGAAGCAGTTGACATGGAACCGTTGTTGGACTCCACACATGTGCGTGTGAACTTTCCGCCATTTGAACACTATCGTCTTGACGCAGACAAAAACCCATTTATCGTAGGGCGCAGTCACTGGAAGGGCGATTTAGAAAGCGGTCATTACAGCCGAGAACACGGTACTATGACACGTAATCTAGCACAGATGTTTATGAAGTTGTGCGAGCGTTATGCAACTCGTTCAAACTGGCGTGGCTACACCTACAACGAAGAAATGCGTGGGCAGGCTCTGTTGCAACTCAGTCAAATTGGTCTGCAATTTGACGAATCAAAAAGTCAAAATCCGTTTGCATATTATACCGCAGCTATTACCAACAGTTTTACACGTATTCTTAACATTGAAAAGAAAATGCAAAACATACGTGATGACATACTAGAAATGAACGGGTTGAATCCAAGTTGGACCAGACAGTACAGCAACAAGAATCAAGATCCAGGTGCAGCTTCAATCACCTACCCCAGTGACTGATGCTGATTGCTATAGCCTATAGCGGTGGCTGCTATGGCACATATCTTAACTGGGTGTTAGATACACTGTCACACCGTCAAGATATTGTGAGTCCATTTACCAGTACAGGTAGCAGCCACCAGTTTTCACGCCAGATCAGTCTTACCGTAAAACAACTGTTGGATACCAATAGTGGCTTGGTAAGAGTACATCCCAAAGATCACAGTACCGACAGTCTCAGTCAGCAGATGAATAAAATCTGTGAGCATGCTGATAGTGTGATCTATCTCTACCCTGACTCAGACAGTGAACTGCTGGTAATCAACAACTATACCAGCAAGATCTGGACCGACTGGTGGCATACTCATGTTACCAAGACCGAGTTGGCGCACACACTACGACAGTCGTGGCCGGTCGAGCTTGATGCCGATATTGACCAAGTGGCTGTATGGATCAAACGAGAGTTTATGAGTTATTATCTTTTTGGTAGCTGGCGATCTCAGGTAGAATGGTATCATCCAGATCGATGGCAGCACGACAAATGCCTGACAGTCAGTGTATGGGATCTGTTGTACAATTTTACCGATACCGTGGCCAACATAGTTGCCTTTACCAAAATGTCCACACAGCGGCCTGTAACAGATTTGGTAGACTATCACCAGATCATGCTGTCCAAACAGCAGTTCCTAGAGCACGATCATGTTTGTAAATCAATTGTGGAAGCAGTGGTTAACGATCGAGTATACCACTGGTCTCCGTTGAGTTTGGTAAGCGAAGCCTACATACAAGACCAATTGAGACAGAAAGGCTATCACCTAAGGTGTGATGGGCTTGACTTGTTCCCCACAGATAGTGTAACATTAAGAACTTTAACGTACAAACACCATGAACCTATTTAATAAAGCAGTTATCTTTACTGACATCCATTTTGGTCTAAAGTCAAACAGTCAGTTACACAATGACGACTGTTTGGATTTTGTTAAATGGGCAACTTCACTTGCAAAGGAACAGGGCTGTGAAACAGCGTTTTTTCTTGGAGATTGGCATAACCATCGGGCTAGTATCAATATTGTCACTCTTAACTATAGTCTCCGTGCTTTGGAACATCTCAACGACAACTTCGATCGTGTGTTTTTTATTCCTGGCAATCACGACTTATATTATCGCGACAAGCGTGATGTGCAAAGTGTTGAGTGGGCTAAACATTTACCGAATGTGGTCATTTGTAATGATTGGCTACACAGCGGTGATGTTGTTGTGGCCCCTTGGTTAGTAGGTGACGATCATAAACGCATACCAAAACTGAATGCCAAATACATGTTTGGGCACTTTGAATTGCCACATTTCTACATGAATGCCATGGTAGAAATGCCTGACCATGGCGAACTCAAACTAGATCACTTTGGCAACTTTGATGCAGTATTTTCCGGTCACTTCCATCTAAGACAGCAGAAGAAAAATATCACATACATAGGCAACTGCTTTCCGCACAACTTTGCCGATGCTGGCGATGACAAACGCGGCTGCATGATACTCGAATGGGGCAAACCGCCCGAGTTTCATGCATGGCCAGATCAACCACTCTATCGCATACTCAAGCTGGGTGATATCATTGATAATCATGCAGAATTGCTGCGCCCTAAGATGCATGTGCGAGTAGAACTAGACATCGATATCAGCTATGAAGAAGCTAATTTTATCAAAGAAACTTTTTATCAGCAGTACAAGCTGAGAGAAATGGCTTTGATACCTAGCAAGCCTGCTGAAGTAGGTGAAGATCTAGCACCTGGAGAAATAAAATTTGAAAGTGTTGATCAAATTGTCACAGATCAAATCAGCAAAATTGACAGCGAGCACTATGACCCCAATCTACTGCTAAAAATATATCAAACGCTATGAGACAGCATTGACTAATGATCCTCTTATTACCTGTGTATGGTATCCCAGTGGCGGCTTTGGCCATTTCATAAATGCTATTCTCACTGTGTATGGCCAAAATTTCTGCAGGCCCAACAACACCAATTACAAACTCAGCGACACTGGCGACAGTCACAGTCTTGATTTAGTGGCACCCAAATGGTTCCACGATCCCGAACAATACGCATTTGATTTTACCGGGCCAGAACGCTACTGTGTGTTGATAGACAACGGTATCAACAACGAAGGCGAACGTTTCCAACAGTATTTTAATACCGCTAGCATTATACGAGTAACCTACGATGAGTACACTTGGCCGATAATAGCACAAACTTTGATAGTGAAAGCCATGCGTCAAAGCCTAGACGATCAATTGCCGTTGGGTGACGCAGACTGGCCTGTTGATGCAGACTGGGCCAGACGAGAAAAGTATTTTTTATACCTGCGTGACCATCCGCTTAGACATGCATGGCGTAGCAAACACTACTGCCAGAATATAGGACTTGACTACTTCGAAGATTATGGATTATTGCGCAGCTGGTTTTTCTTGAATGGTTACGAAGTTGCTGATTTTGACGACCTATATCAGACCTGGTGGGCTGCTAATGCCAAATATTTTGAACCATTAGATGTGGCCAGAAATATTAAATTGGCCTTGTTCAACGGTTCCAATATTGATCTAACCGAGTACACGGATTTATGGACACAGGCTGTGGTAAACTACAGCATCTGGCAGCTCACAGAGGTAGAAATACCAGCAAACGATTATGCTAACTGGTTTACAAATACCAAAGAAATTGTTACACTATTGCAGCAACATGGAGTAAAACGATTTGATATCGATTAAAAAACTAACTGTAAGAAACTTTATGAGCGTGGGCAATGCCACACAGGGCATTGACTTCCAACGTAACGACCTAACTTTGGTACTAGGCCAAAATCTGGACCTGGGCGGGGACGATACTGGCGCACGTAACGGCACAGGCAAGACTACCATTATCAATGCATTGAGTTATGCACTTTATGGCCAGGCACTGACCAACATACGCAAAGACAATCTAATCAACAAGACCAACAACAAACAGATGATGGTCAGTTTGGAGTTTGACGTAGACAGTCGTGCTTATCGAATCGAGCGCGGACGTAAACCAAACACTCTAAAGTTCTACGTAGACAATCACGAACAAGAAGCCACCGACGACAGTCAAGGTGACAGTAGAGAAACCCAAGATGCTATAGAACGTGTGCTAGGATTGAGTCACGATATGTTCAAACATATTCTGGCCTTGAACACTTATACAGAGCCGTTCTTGAGTTTGAAAAGTAATGATCAACGTGCTATCATTGAACAGTTGTTGGGCATAACCATGCTCAGTGAACGTGCTGAAAAGATCAAAGAACTAAACAAACAGACCAAGGATGCAATCACACAAGAAGAATTTAGAATTCGTGCCACACAGGATGCAAATCAGCGTATCAAAGAACAGATTGACTCTATTAAAAAACGTCAAACACTGTGGAAGAAGAAACAAACTGAAGATTGTGACGCACTGACCAAGGCCATAGAAAGCCTAGAACACATTGATATCGATCAAGAAATACAAGCGCACCGAGATCTCGAAGCGTTTCATGCCAAGAAAGCCATCATAGATGAATGTAATCGTTGGATTAGACAGATCAATCAAGACGACATCAAGTTGGACAAGCAGCGCAAACAACTAGAGAAAGAAATTGAAGACATACAGTCACATCGTTGTTTTGCCTGCGGCACTGAAATACACGATAACAGTCTTGATGCAGTCAAAGACAAAAAGCAAAAAGATCTGCAAGAAATTGCACTGCAACTGCTGACCAATGACACACAGCGCAGCGAGCATCAGAATGAACTGGACGATCAAGGCGAGCTTGGTACCGCACCCAGTGTGTTCTACGACAATCTTGAACAGGCATTGAATCACAGAAACAGCCTGGAAACACTGCGCAAAGATCTAGAGTCACGCCGTTCCGAAGTAGATCCTTACACTGATCAGATCGCCGAAATGGAAACCGAAGCCATTGCCGAAATCAGCTACGATCTAATCAACGAGTTGACTAGATTGCAGGATCATCAGGAGTTTTTGCTCAAACTGTTGACCAACAAAGACAGTTTTATACGTAAAAAGATCATAGATCAGAACCTAAGTTATCTTAACAGTAGGCTCACACACTATCTTGATCGTATTGGCTTACCGCATCAGGTAGTGTTCCAGAACGATCTCACAGTAGAAATTACCGAACTAGGTCGCGAACTGGACTTTGACAATCTCAGTCGTGGTGAACGTAACCGATTGATTCTAAGTATGAGTTGGGCATTCCGTGATGTTTGGGAAAGCCTGTATCATCCTATCAATCTACTATTCATTGACGAACTGATTGATTCTGGCATGGATAGTTCGGGTGTGGAAAACAGCCTGGCACTGTTGAAAAAGCTAGCCAGAGATCGACGCAAGAGTGTATGGTTGGTCAGCCACAGAGACGAACTAATGGGTCGCGTCAATAACATACTAAAAGTTATTAAAGAAAACGGATTTACATCCTATGCCACCGATACAGATACCGTATAAAAATATATTTTTAACCGGTGCCAGCAGTGGTGTGGGACAAATGATCAGCTTGTTGTTGACAGGTCTAGGTATTCAACACCATGCTCCAAGTCGCGCCGAACTTGACTTGGATTTTCCTTTGTTTGTCAAGAACTATCAAATGCCTACTGGGATTGATTGTCTAATCAACTGTGCGGCACACGATGTCAACGGCAAACAACCATTTGATAAACACGATGCCGACAGTGTCATTGATATTGTAAATTGCAATTTACTAGCACCCATGCTGCTGGTACAAAAGTTGCTGGCCAACGACCCACGGGCCTGTGTGGTAAATATTACCAGCACTAACAATCAGGCCTATCCTGGACACGATCTAACCTACAGTCTAACTAAACGTGCATTGAGTTCATTTGGCGAGCTACTGGCTCGCGATTATCCTGATGCTCGTATACTAGAAGTCTGTCTTGGACTTACACGCACTAATTTCAACGCCAATCGTTTTCGTGATCGACCAGATCTATTCCAGCCTGATTTTTACAATCAACCCTGTTTGACTGCAGAACAAGCTGCCACAGGTATACTGGCAGCAGTTGCGGATACTGATTGCAGCTTTTGGAGACTGGCACATGATTAACTGGCAGTACTATCATTGGCATTTGGAAATCAGTGGCAAGTGTACACTGCAATGTCCCCGTTGTCCGCGCACAGAATTGCCTGACACACCCTGGATCAACAAAGAACTAGACTTGGATTTTGTTAAACGACTTTTTCCGCAGAACTTTTTACGCAGTCAAGTTCAACGTATCACATTGTGTGGCGACGTTGGCGATCCAATCTATGCCAGCCAGTTTCACGACATAGTGGAGTATCTAAAAGAAACCAATCCCGATGTACATCTGTTCATAGTAACCAACGGCAGTTATCGTAAACTGGCATGGTGGCAACGACTGGCTCTCACTCTCAATGACAGAGACACAGTCAACTTCAGCATCGACGGATACGATCAACAAACCAATAACCTATATCGCCGTAACAGCGACTGGGACAGTATCATGCAAGGCATGCAGACAATGTGTCGCGAAAGTCAGGCCTTTATCAATTGGGCCACTATCGTGTTCAGCTTCAATCAGGATCACCTTGACCTGATAGAACATTTGGCACGTGAGCAGGGCTGCGACGGTTTACAGCTGACACATAGTACCAAATTTGGCAGTAAATACGGTCAAGCGTATCAAGCCGAACAGGATCCTTTGGAACCAAGGCCAGAATTTGTCAGTGACACACATCGATATCACAGAATCTATAAACCATTGAGTCATCGTAGGCAAGACAACGGCGACTATCTAGCGTATAATCTAGCTAGATATCAAGATATAATTGACAGTAAAGGTCAAGATCCTATAGTTCCTATGTGCGAAATTGGCAATCGCGGGTTGTATGTCAGTGCTGACGGTGTGCTGCATCCTTGCAGTTGGGTCAGTTTTCCGTATACAACATTGACTCATGGCACCAAAACTATAAAATACCAAGACAGTTTTCATCAGCGATATCGAGATAGATTGAATTTACACACACGCAGTCTAGAAGAGATTACCACAGATCAGCTATGGTCAAAATTGTCCTGTGGTTGGAAAGACACAGAGCACACCTGGGTAGAGTGTTCGCAAAAATGCAGTAGAGATCTAGTAAACAAGGAGTATGCAGTACAGTGGTTGACCAACTAAAAGTCAGTGTATGCTTGACCGGTTATAGTACCGACGAATCGCCTAGAGTATACTGTAAACACAATCAACACTATGTTGGTGACTTCACTGTGACTGGATCGCAGCAATGGTTAGACTTTTCGGTCAATCAACTAGATGCCAATCGGCTTAGCCTGGACTTTTACAACAAACGCGACTACCATACTAAAACTGACAGCCAAGGCAAAATTGTTGCAGACATGTGGATAGAAATACACGATGTAAGATTTGACGACATATTGTTAGAAAGTTGGTTCGTTGATGATGGTTATTACGTGCCCAGATACTTTGCCAGCTACAAACGTCAGCACATCGAACTGCCAGAACGCATTTACAGTCTAAGACGCTGGCACTTTCCTGGCGAATTTATCTTTGCAGAATTTCCCAAAGATCTTTGGGACTGGTATCGTATAGAGCGCACCAGTCGTATGCACTTGGAAAACATGGACATTGATCTACATCGCTGGGAGAAATTTGTAGGCAGTCCAGAACTGTATCCTGAACTGGTGGCCGAGATCAAGGAGTTGATCAATGGCACATAATGTAGCACTGATTATATTGCCAGTACAGGAAGTAGAACGGCCACCTGCTGGTCCTGCTATACTAAAATCAATTGCGTTACAACAAGGACATCAGTGCCGTGTGTTTGATTTTAACCTGTGGTTGTATGAGCGTGTTAATGCCGAAACCTTCTGGCGTTACGATATGTTTTTCAAAACAGATGCGTTGACCGAACAGGATGTGCAGACTGAAAAAGAAATTAGTGCGCTGTTTGAAAAGTTTCTAAGAGATCTAATTTTACCTGAAAATTTTGATATCATTGGAGCCAGTGTGTTCAGCAACTACAGCACACGAAGCACACTGGTATTTTTCCGCACACTCAAACGTTTGCCCTGGAAAGGAATCACAGTGGTTGGCGGCAGCGGATTGACTACTCCTTACGACACTGAAAGTTTTATCGATGACCGAGGCCGACAGCAGGTCAAAACTACCAGCATGTTTGGCGAATACTTGCGTAATCTTGGACTGGTAGATCATTTTATCATGGGCGACGCTGAGGATAGCTGGAAAGAATTCTTGGCTGACAACTATGACTTTCCTGGAATAGACAACAGAGATTACGTACAGATTAGAAATCTAGACGAGCACCCGTTTCCCAACTACGAAGACAATCCGCCTACCATCTACTATCCCACCGGCGGTATTGGTGTATATGTAAACACCAGTCGTGGCTGTTTTAGAAAATGCACTTTCTGTGATGTGCCCTGGCGCTGGCCCAAGTTTGCCTACAGAGACGGTGTCAAGGTAGCCGACGAAATGTACATGATGTACAAAAAGTGGGGTGTCAAACTGTTTCAAATCAGCGACAGCACCATGAACGGTAACATACGTCAATGGGATAGAATGAATCGTAGACTGTTAGAACATCGAGCTGCGGATCCTGAGTTCACTGGTCTAAAGATCTTGGGTCTAGGTGTTATACGACGCAAAAAAGACATGTCCGAAGAAAGTTGGCGTCTAATGGGCGAAGTTGGTCGCTTTACATTTTTCTGCGGTGTTGAAAGTTACAGTGAACGTGTGCGTGAGCACATGCGCAAAGGTATCAGTAATGACGACATTGACTTTCACTTGGCCATGAGTGCCAAGTACGGTCATACCAACATGATATTGATGTTTGTTGGATATCCAACAGAGACTCTGGAAGATCATCAAAAGAACATAGAGTTTTTATACAAATACAGAAAATACATGCTGTCTGGTACTATCTGGATGGTACGCTGGGGATTCACCGGCAGTCTTGACATTGGCAGTCCATTGGCCGAGGCCACTACCGATCTGCGTATTGTTCAGCAGGATCCCGATTTGAATCTCAGTCACTTAGTGGACAGTGACCGTAACTGGGTCTACGGTCGTAACTGGATAAACCTGGACAATCCTACACTGACCTTGGAAGAACGCATGCGTCGTCGATTGGAGATTCACGAAATCAGCTGTAAACTTGGCTACATACAGCCCAAGGTTAAAGAAGAGCTGACCATTATTAAAAAAATTCTCAGCGAGTTCAAAGGACAGTCGCAGCGCACTCGTAGAACAATACCTATAATTGGTTGGCATGAAAAGGATCATTGATGCCCAGCCCTAGCAAACAAAAAGGCAACAGTTTTGAACGTCAGATAGCTGACTATCTAACTGCGCTATATGGAGAGAAGTTTATACGTGCGCCGGGCTCTGGCGCCTATGTAGGCGGCAAGAACAGTCATCGCAAAGAAATGTTACACGAAGGTCAAATTCGCAGTTTCAAAGGCGACATAGTGCCGGGCGAAAGTTTCGCAAGACTCAATGCCGAATGTAAAAGCTACAAAGACTTTCCGTTTCATCAACTATTCTCCGGCACAGTAAAAATACTAGACAGTTGGATTGCACAGTGTATGGACGTGGCCGACGACGGTGACTTTAATATTATTTTTATGAAGTTCAATCGTAAAGGTCAATATGTTGCTGTACATGCACAGCCTAACACTGGCCAATTGATTTTTACTAGACACTTTAATTACACCAGTGGACTTAACGGTCATTGGATGATTATGGAACTAGACCTGTTCTTTGAACTAAACGCTGATCAAGTCAAGGATTTATGCGCCCGGTGATAGTGTTTGCTGGCTGTAGCTATACTGCTGGACATGGATGGCACGATGATGCTGGCTTGTCCTGCACCAATCATCCAGATCTATGGTGTAACATAGTAGCCAAAGCGTTGGGTCTACAGGCAAAAAACTACGGGCAAGGCGGCGGTAGTAACAGAGATATATTTAGAAATACAGTAGCAGCCGTGGCCGAACATGGTTCACAGATAGACAGAATCATCGTGCAGTGGACTAGCATGCCTAGATATAGATTTGAACTAGGCATCGAAGATTGGCCCACACACGAAACCTTACAAAATAGAAATCGCACAGATGATGTGGGCCTTGCCGGACTGCTTGTGCCTAGACACAAGATTGACAGCATCATTGATAGTTTTCTAGCTCTGCATAATCTTCACTATGAAATCTGTGATCTCATAGCAATGATTAACACGCTGACCAAATTAGCCGGTCTGATCAGTGCGGAGATCTATTACGTAAACGGACTATGTCCTTGGGATCAGGATTACTTTACACATCGCATAGACACACACAGGCAACCAAAAGATCTTACCAAATTTACACAAGACAGCATATTAAACACAGAATCTAGAACAGATGAACAGATATTTAGGCTCTATGATCGCATCCATGATAACTACACACACCTAGGCACAATTCAAGCAGAAAATTGGATCAATCTCTATCAAAGTTTCAAAAATCTACAGCAAGACACTAACTTAGATCATCAACATCCTGGCATTCTTAGTAATATTAGCTACGCCAATCTAGTACTTAGGCACTTCACAAATTAAACACTACAGACTCTGCTCCACTGTTTGAGTGGACCCATTGAGCCAGCCGGGGTAAGGCCCGTTGCCGGCAGATCTTGGGCGTCGAAGAAAAAGGTTAACTTAGGCCTAAATGATTAGAGCTCTGCGAAACAGATGCAACTCTAGCGTGTGTGACTTTGCTTGTATAGGGTCAACTGCGTTCCGTTGTGAGTCAAGGCTGGAGTAGGGGGTACAGCACAACCACCTCCGCTGTTGCTACAGCAACAAATCTCCTAATACAAGATGACTGTTCGAACTCAGATGATGACAGCTCATTACTTGCCCGGAAACGGGCAAGTATGACCAAAAAATCTAGATGATAACTGATATCTCGCTTCGCTCGATGAATATGATTGATGAGCGCGAGCGAATCAATAGATCAGCGAAGCTGATCTTGAATAGTGATTAAAACTGATCTGGCCAATCACGAAATAGTGCATGTTGAATATTGTCGCCAACGAATTGATTGAAACTTTGATGTTTCTCTTCGAGTTCGCCTTGTTTTGGTGCCACTCGTTTGAATGCCTGTTCCATCTGAGCCATATCTTGGAATTCCATCAGTATCATCCATTCGGGCATGTCTGCAATGCTACGAAAGCCCATTTTGCAACGGGTGATTCTATAACTCATCATCTTGCCTTCGCCTACCAAGTGATCAAAAAATGATCGCATGTTATTGACCCAGTCAATGTCGGATATGTCGCCTTCTTTGTCGGCCCAGATTGTGTATAAGTCTGCCATAATGTTTACTCCAAAGGACCTAGTGTTTCAAAGCCGTCAATTTCGCGTTTGTAGTCGTCGGCCTGATCTAGGTAAAGATATTCAAACCCTCGTTGCCGGTAGATGGCACATTCGGTTTTCAAACTGTTGATACCCAGACGCAAGCGAGGATTTGAGTAAGTCCATGCAAATTGCAAGGCCTCGGCGTTGTGCTGGTCAAATCTTCTTATAAGACTGAATGCAACCAAGTTGTTGTGGTCGTAATAGCCAATAATGTCATTCCTGGGGTCACGATATTCGCTGTCAAAGATTGGCATCACACTGGGAAAACTTTTGTGCCTACAATAGGCACGATAGATTTCGTTGAGTTCAGTGATGTCAGGATTTTTAATATAGGCCCAGTCTGTCAAGTCAGTGTTGTAGTTTGTGGCTGACAGTTGAATTCTAGCATAGATCACTTTCTAGGATCCTCACGTTGATCAAACAGTTCCGCAAGATATTCTTCGGGCCAGTGTTTATAATAACCACGATCGGCCAGCATGCGAGCGTGAGCATTTAATTTTTCTAAGTCTTGTATAAAACATATAGCCCAGGTGCCTTGATTCATGGTTACACCCAAAACTTCTTCGGGATAGTCCGGATGATCAGCCAAGGCCAACAGTCCTCTAGGTACCAGGAAGCCTCGGTTGAGTGCTGCCACCTGACTGTTAAATGCCGGCGCGGTCACGGTGTTTGGATCATATACATAGGCAATAACATCATACTCATGCATGACCACAGTTCTACAGTCGGTATATGGATCTACACTGCCAGGCCTAATGTCCAGTTTGTTTTCTAGTCTTGCACGACGAGCATACGGACACGGTGGCCAGTTACCTAGCTTTGGGTTTGGTTGTTCAACAAACTGCGCCACCCAGGTGACTATATCTGCTTTTGCCTGATCAAAATTCATTAGAAATAAGGTAGTCCAGTTTTCTTAGTTGTTTCCATGTTTTCTTTAACTATGGCATTGATTGCCTTGCGCTCATTCCAACTCAACATCATGGCCTGCTCATAGTTTATACCACCGCGCATGTGCCAACACAGTCTTAGAATTTCTTCTCTGATTGTATCGGCCTCCTTTTCCATGCCGTCAATCATGACCGCAATTTCTTCAGGGTTCTTGGTCAGGAGGCGTTGCCGAAAAAACTTGCTTGATCCAGAGTAAACGGTTGTGTGTAGTCGTGGTTACAGTCGCGGCAGCGCAGATTCAACGGCTGTAGTTCGCTGTTTTTGCGCATGGTTCCTATGTAATCTCTCACTGTGTTGAACACTTCGCGATCACAGTTGGCCAGCCACTCGCGTATCATTTCCATTTCAGTTACCTGTGCTGTTGGTGTGGCCACAGCCGCAATACTGCGTGCCATGCTGGTAATTGTCAGTTCGGTGAGCTGCTTGAATGCATCATTAAGACGCTGTAGTTTTTCTCTTTCGTCAAGATCAGAATCAGGAATAGCTCTGAGCAGTCGTTGTTCTTCAAACTGCAAGTTACTGATTTCCTGCATCTGACGATAGTCTAACGGTCTAAAATAGATCTTTAGATCACCTTGGTCCAGTGCTTCGCTGTAATCTGGGCAGCGCAGTTTGTCGATGATGGTTCTAAGATCAACGCCGTACTCGTTTTCGTGTTGGCAGGCTGGACAGACAGCACCAATTTCCATGCTGTGTCCAAAACTGGCAATACGTATAGCTACCAGTAACAGATCAAGATCTACGCTGGGAATGACCCAGGCGTCTTTGATGTTGGGCACACAGCTTTGAATCACGCTGGTAACAGCAGTGCCGTTAAACAGTGCATCTGGTGTACGATAGGTAATTTCATCTACCGCAGTCATTGGATACACCGGTAGTTCATGATTTGGCGGCATGTCCAATGAGCCAGTGGGATAGAATTTTCCGTCACTGGGCAATTTAACATAGATTGCAGGTTGGCGGAAATACCCGCTAAGTGGGTTTTTGGATGGTTCTGACATGGATTTTGCCTTCGGTAAATATGTAAACTACTTATAACCCCTAAAATGACCCAACAAGAATTCGAAGAGTTAATGGAGAAGATGCGCGAGGAGTACGAAAAGCTCGGCGCGGTCTCAAACAAAACTGCCAACAATCTGCTTAAATTGCAGAAAGAAGCAGAACTTACTCCAAAAGAAATAGCAGCAAATCGCAAGGCTCTAAGAGAACACAGCGAGGAAGTTGAAAAAGCCATGGCTCGATTGGAAGCCGGTGGCCGTCTATTTGACATCTTTGAAAAGGCCATTACCAGTAACACTGCTGCCATGTACGAAGGCAAGCAGGGCGCGGCTGTGTTCAATGAATCTATTCGCGCCATGGCCGATGCTCTGAATCTGATTATTTTGTTAATTCCAGGTCTGGGTATAGCAGCCAAAGTAGCTGCTACTGCTATCAATTTAATGAGTAAGAGTGCCGAAGCTGCAATGAAGCAGAGTGATGCACTTTACAAAAGTTATCAAGGTCTAGCCGCCAGTGGCGCTGCTGCTTCTGATGGCATGCAGGGCATATTCAGAGACATGCAGAAGTTTGGCATGGGCATCGAAGAGCTAGATCAATTTGTAGAATTAATCAATAATAACAGCAAGACACTAGCACAGTTTGCTGGTACAGTAGGACAAGGTCGTAACGCATTAGCTGACATCAGCAAAGGTATTGTACGTTCTCAGCTAGGTCGCAATCTAGAATTGATGGGCTTCAGCATAAAAGACATCAATGAAGGCATTGCTGGTTACGTAGCTCTACAGACACAGATTGGTCGCGCTCAAAAGATGAGCAACGAGCAGCTAAGTCAAAGTGCCGCTGCATATCTAAAAGAAATGGATGCCTTGTCCAAGGTCACTGGTATACAGCGCAAGGACATGGAAGCAGAAATGGATCGTGCTCGCAGTGAGCAAAGATTCCGTGCCAAGTTAGATGAAATGCGAGCCAGCGGCGACAAACGTCAGATAGCCGCTGCCGATCAACTAGAACGTGCCAATGCTGTATTGGCCAAACAAGCACCGCAGTTAGCACAAGGCTTTCGAGATGCCAGTGCAGGGTATATCAGCAGTGAAGCTGCACAAAAATTCTATCTGTCAACTCAAGGTAAAGGCACTCAGACACTATCGCAGTTGACCGCAGGTAACATTCAAGCGACTCAGGCCTTACAACAAGTATATCAAGCAGCAGGGCAAACAGCGGAAAACTTTAGACCACTGGCCAAAGCCGGTGCTATGGATGCTATTGGTGACTATGCTGAACTTAGCAACCTGGGTGTAAGAGCGCAGACTGATTTGAATCAAGCAGTCAAAGACGCTGAAAAGCAGATCAACGGGCAGGTTAAAGCTACAGATCCATTAGTTGAAGCGCAAGTAGATCTAAGACGTGAACAACGTGCAGCTAGAGACTCACTACAGAGCTTTATACAAAAAGGTGTACTGCCAGCTACACAGGCAGCATTGGCACTGGCCAAAGCACAAAACGCTGCGGCCAAAGCCTTAGACGATGCAGCTGGTGCTGAAGGTAATCTATTAGACAAGGCTGCTGCTGGATTAGAAAGTGCAGTCACAAGCCTAGCGCCAGGGCTAGCGTCTACCATGAACAAACTGGGCGAAAAGCTAGGTATGGCTCCTTCACCTGGTCAGAAACAGGCCGCTGAAGGCAAACCAGCAGCCCCGCCTAGCCCGGGCATGGGCGGACGTGGCAGTGGTGCACCTCCGGCACCGCTTGGACCAGGCAAGCAGACCAGCACACAGCAGCTCAAAGACATGGGGCTGATACTGAAACAAGGTGATGTACAGGCCGACGGTTCGGTCATACAAAATAAAACACTTGAGCTGGCTAAACGTGTACAAGAAGGTGTAAAAGGTTTTGCCTACTTTTCTGGTTTCAATGACAAGTTCCATCAAGAAAAAGCACCTAGCAGCCAACACACGCAGGGCAACGCCTTTGACTTTGTACTGAACTACAGACCTACTCCTGAACAAGGCAAAGAAATTGCCAACTTTATTGGTAGCATGGGTGCTCGCATGGTCATTGACGAGTACAACAATCCTAGCAGCAAGTCCACGGCACCACACTTTCACGTTCAGGCCATGGCCAAAGGTGGTATCACTGACGGTATAAGCATAGCCGGTGAAGCCGGACCAGAAGCCGTGGTGCCACTGCCTGATGGTCGTACCATACCTGTAGAAATTACCAACGCCAACTATCAGGCACCCACTAGAGATCAACTGCTACGTGCGCACGGCGATCTGATTCAACAGCAATTGGAATTGATTCCTGGGCTTAAACCATCTAGTCAGTATGGCTGGGCTATAGAAAGTGGATCCATTGCTCACAAGTTGACCATGGCTGTGCAGGAAATGACCAAGAACGGAACAGATCCTAGATATGCTCTGAAGCCAGGTGAAAAACGTGATTTCTATGACTTTGTGCGCATGATGTTGACTACGCCCGAGGGCAAGGTGTGGGGCGCAGAAAATTACATTGGAGTTGATGCCAAGGGCATGGACAGTCCTGAAAGCCAACGACTTCGTGAACAGTACACTAGAATAACCGAAGAGATACGCCTACAAAACATAGCCGCAGCTAACGTGGGCAAAAATGTAGGCGCTGCCTTGGAAGATCCACTAAGCCGTATGGAGGTGCTGAGCACAGATTACATACGCAGACAGACAGATCGTATAGCCAGCGGCATGGGCGACTTTCAGACTGGCGCTGGTGGTGGTCCACGTTTGGCAGTGATCAACGAACAGGTGCTGCAAGAATTAAAAAACATCAAAGACGGTCTTGACAAACCTAAAATGGCCGAAGGTGGCATCACAGATGGTCCCAGCATAGCCGGCGAAGCTGGTCCAGAAGCTGTAGTGCCATTGAGTGGCGGACGAGTGATTCCGGTAGAAATGGTTGGACTCAAACAGAGCCTGGATGATCTAATAGATCTCATGCGTAGACAGAATCAAACTTCGGAAAAGATACTGCAAGTATCTAGGGCTTGAGCTTAAATACACTTATGAGCTGGAAAAAATATTTCAAAGTAGCAGATGGTAGTTTAAGTCCTATTTCGGGCAGAGGTGCTGATGGCCTACCGGGTTATCCCAGAGCCACCGGTGGTGCCGACAGTCATGCCAACATGGCCTATCGTAACTATGCTAGCCGTTTACCCGAAGTTTACAGCGGACATCCTAATCGTATTGAACGTTATAATCAGTACGAAAACATGGATATGGATTCGGAAATCAATGCCTGTTTGGACATTATCAGCGAGTTTAGCACCCAGTTCAATGAAAATAACACTACTCCGTTTTCGCTAGATTTCAAAGACAAACCCACGGATAACGAAATCAAAATTCTGGAAACACAGCTAAAACAGTGGGTCAAGCTCAACAAGTTAGACGAGCGTATCTTTAGAATTTTTAGAAACACAGTCAAGTACGGCGATCAGGTTTTCATACGTGATCCTGAAACTTTTGAGCTGTACTGGGTGGACATGACCAAAGTAATCAAGGTCATTGTCAACGAAAGTGAAGGCAAGCGTCCTGAACAGTACGTGATTCGTGACATCAATCCTAACTTTCAAAACCTAGCAATTGCTCCTAAAACTACCAGCGATTATCAGATCAATCCGCCTAGCGCAGGCTACGTGGCACCGTTCAACTACACGCTGCCCAATGCACCACCAACAAATACAGGGCGTTTTCAAAATGCCATGAACGAAACTGTGATTGATGCCGAACACGTGGTGCATCTGAGCCTGAGCGAAGGGCTAGACGTTTACTGGCCATTTGGGCAGAGTATCTTGGAAATGATCTACAAGGTATTCAAGCAGAAAGAGCTGCTGGAAGATGCTATATTGATCTATCGTGTGCAACGTGCGCCTGAGCGTCGCGTGTTCTATATTGATGTGGGCAACATGCCTAGCCACTTGGCCATGGCTTTTGTTGAGCGTGTGAAAAACGAAATTCATCAGCGTAGAATACCAACTGTGACTGGTGGTGGCACCAACATGATGGACGCCAGTTATAATCCACTCAGTATCAACGAAGATTACTTTTTCCCACAGACAGCTGAAGGTCGTGGCAGCAAGGTTGAAACACTGCCCGGCGGTGAAAATCTTGGACAGATCGACGACCTAAAATATTTCAATAACAAAATGATGCGTGGTCTGCGTGTGCCTAGCAGCTACCTGCCCACTGGTCCAGACGACAGCGATCGTGCCTTGAACGACGGTCGTGTGGGAAATGCATTGATTCAAGAATACAGATTCAACCAGTACTGTGAACGTTTGCAACGTTTAATTGTGCAAAAATTAGACAGTGAATTCAAGATGTTCCTGCGTTGGCGCGGGTTTAACATTGATTCAGGACTGTTTGACATAGAATTCAATCCACCGCAGAACTTTGCTGCTTATCGTCAGACCGAGTTAGACACTGCCAGAATTGGCAGTTTTACCAGCCTAGAAGCAGTGCCTTATCTAAGTAAACGATTCCTGCTGAAACGCTTCTTGGGCTTGACTGACGTAGAAATTGCCGAAAACGAAGAGCTGTGGAACGAAGAAAAAGGCACAGCGCCTGACACTGAACTGGCCGGACAAGATCTGCGTAGTGTAGGCGTCATGCCCGGTGACATGGAAACTGACATCACTACCGGGCAGGAACTGGCCGCGCCAACAGGCGAATTGCCTGGTGTTGTTCCTGGTGCTCCTGCTCCAGGTACAATTGGAACTCCAGCACCTCCGGTACAGCCTGGTGGCACACCGCCCGGAGCATAAATACACAACTATGTTGATATTTGAGATGTTTGACACAGAACGAGACGGTTATCAAGACGTTGCGCAGGACAACTCGCAGCCGCAGTTGCATGACCTGCGCAAAACCAAACTGACCTTGAAACAGATCAATCAACTTAGAAAAATGCACGATCTACGCAAGTTTGAATTCAAAGAAAAGCTAGAAAAAGTACAAAATCAATACGGTATGAGTGCAGCTCCTGCACTCTAATACTGCCAAAAATCTGCAATTACAGTCAAAAAAACGCCTGTAATACGCCATCTTTTCTCCTCTATAGTAAATAAAAGTATGTTTTTTCCCCCGGAGGATATCTATGAACAAATTTGAACAACTCATTGAGTACGTTATCAATGATGAAGAAGATAAAGCTCGTGAACTCTTCCACGAGATTGTAGTCGAAAAAAGCCGTAACATCTATGAAGAATTAATGGCCGAGGAAGACCTCGACGAAGCCAAACATGAAGAGGACGACGAAGAAGAAGTCACCGAAGCAGCCGAGGACGATGAAGAAATGACCGAAGGCATGATGGGTGGCGACCAAAGCGACGACCTTATCGACGAAATCGAAAGTGAAGAAGAAGGCGTATCCATGGAAGCTGATGACGAAATGGATATGGAAATCGACGACGAAGAAGGACTAGCCGACGAAGGCGACCTAGAAGATCGTGTGGTAGATCTAGAAGATAAACTGGACGAACTCATGGCCGAATTTGAAGCCCTAATGGGCGGCGAAAGCGACATGGATGACATGGGCGACATGGGCGGCGACGACATGGCAGCTGACATGGACATGGACATGGACGCTGAAGAAATGGACGATGAAGAAATGGAAATTGCAGAAGCAATTTCGCTAAAAGCTGCACCCAAGCCAACTACCAGTGAAGAAGGCGGCATCAACAAGAAATCTGTTGTAGCTGCTAACAGCGGTCAAAAAGGCATGGCATCTAGTCCAGTGAAAACCGGTCAAGACGGTGGCGGCAAGCACGACTCTGCTGCATACAAGAATGCTGTAAAAGATCAGATTGGCAAGGTAGGTAACACTCCTGCACAATCCACTCAGAAATTAACCCCTGCACCTAAGCCAACTTTGAGCCAGGCATCAGGCGTTAACAACAAGAGTACACTGTAATCTAAGGGCAGATCCACATGTATCTGAGAGAACATCTTACTTTTAATCAAGCTGGCATTGTTGTCGAAGGTGTCGGCGAAGGTAAGGATCTTTACATGAAAGGTATCTGCATTCAAGGTGGTGTTAAAAACGCCAACGAACGTGTGTATCCAGTCAAGGAAATTGAGCGTGCCGTAAACACGCTCAATGAACAAATTCAATCCGGATACAGCGTTATGGGTGAAGTAGATCACCCTGATGACCTTAAAATTAACCTAGACCGCGTCAGCCATATCATCGTCAATATGTGGATGGATGGCCCTAACGGTTTTGGTAAACTAAAGATCCTGCCTACACCAATGGGCCAACTGATTAAAACCATGTTGGAGTCTGGTGTAAAGCTAGGAGTGTCTAGTCGAGGTAGTGGTAATGTTAACGAAGCCGACGGACAAGTAAGTGACTTTGAAATAGTCACTGTAGACATTGTGGCACAGCCAAGCGCACCTAACGCCTATCCCAAGGCAATCTATGAAGGACTCATGAATATGAAGTACGGTCATAAGGTCTTGGAAATGGCTAAGGAAAACGGTGGTAACCACAAAGTCCAAAGATTCGTGAAAGAGGAAGTAAAACGCCTCATCAAGGATCTTAAGATCTAGGAGAATCGCATGTTAGATGCTATCAAACCATTGCTAAACAGCGATCTCATCAACGAAGAAACCCGCCAGGAGATTTCAGAAGCATGGGAAGCCAAGCTGAACGAAACTCGTGAGCAAGTAAGGGCAGAACTTCGTGAAGAGTTCGCACAACGTTACGAGCATGATAAAACAGTAATGGTCGAAGCCCTAGACAAGATGGTAACAGAAAGCCTACAATCAGAAGTCGAATCATTGGCCGCTGAAAAACAGGCTCTAGCTGAAGATCGTGTCAAGTTTCAACAGCGTATCAAAGAAAGCGCAGAGAAATTTGACAACTTCATGGTTAGCAAACTAGCTGAAGAACTACGCGAACTACGTACTGATCGTCGTAATCATCACACAGCAATTGCTAAACTTGAAGAGTTTGTTGTACGAGCACTTGGAAACGAAATCAAAGAGTTCCAACAAGACAAGAAAGACGTTATCGCTACCAAGGTACGTCTAATGAGCGAAGCTCGTGCAAAACTGGAAGCACTCAAGGCAAAATTTGTCAAAGAGAGTTCCGACAAACTCAGTCAGGCAGTTAGCACACATCTTAAGTCTGAGCTTAACCAACTCAAAGAAGACATTCAGATCGCTAAACAAAACAATTTTGGCCGTCGTATCTTTGAAGCATACGCTGCTGAATTTGGTGCTACCTATCTCAACGAAAGTGCTGAGATCCGTAAACTAAGTCAACTGGTTCAGGATAAAAATGAGCAGTTGAAAAAAGCGATCGACTTGGCTGAATCTGCAAAGGTTGCAGTCAAGAAGAAAGAACAGGAAATACGTATAATCCGCGAATCCAATGAGCGCCAGGCGCAGTTGGAAGAGCTATTGACACCTCTAAATCAAGAAAAGCGTCAAGTTATGCGTGAACTGTTAGAAAGCGTCCAGACTACACGTCTGAAGACTGCTTTCGAAAAGTACCTACCGGCCGTATTGGAAAACCGTACCACGAAATCGCCTAAAGTGATCAATGAGTCTGTTTCCGCAGTAACCGGTGATAAATCTGCACGGGCTGTTATTGAAGATGATCGCGAATCTAACGTGATCGAAATCAAACGCCTTGCAGGGCTTTAATAAATTGTAAGGAGACTTCAATGTCACAAGAACTACTTGAAAATCGGTGGAACGAGACCAAAGAAGCCCTGTTGGAAGGTCTAAAGGGCTCGCGCCGGTCTACCATGCAGGTCTTGCTTGAAAACACACGTAAGTATCTGGCTGAAACAGCAACCGCTGGTTCAACTGCACACGGTAACATCGCTTCTTTGAATCGTGTTATCCTGCCAGTTATTCGACGTGTAATGCCAACAGTTATTGCTAACGAGTTAGTAGGTGTTCAGCCTATGACTGGTCCTGTTGGTCAGATCCACACTCTGCGTGTACGTTATGCAAGCGCACTGAATGATACATCGGCTGCTGCTACCAGCGTTGTTGCTGGCGAAGAAGCACTGAGCCCATTCAAGATCGCCCAGGCATACTCGTCAGGTGTTGGTACAGCTAACCAAAACTATTACACCGGTGCTAATACCGCTGTGCTAGAAGGTACTGGCGGACGTCAAATTTCCGTTCAGATCCTGAAGCAGGCTGTTGAAGCTAAGACACGTAAGCTACAGGCTCGCTGGACTTTTGAAGCAGCTCAAGACGCACAAGCAATGCATGGTATCGACGTAGAAGCCGAAATCATGGCAGCTTTGGCTCAAGAAATCACTGCTGAAATTGACCAAGAAATCCTGTTAAGCCTGCGTAGCCTAGCAGCAACAGAATTCACTTATAACCAAGCTACCGTTTCAGGTACTGCTACATTCGTTGGTGACGAACACGCTGCTCTAGCTGTTCTGATCAACCGTGTTGCTAACCTGATTGCTCAGCGTACACGTCGTGGCGCTGGTAACTGGGCAGTTGTAAGTCCAGCATCTCTGACAGTATTACAGAGTGCAACAACTTCGGCTTTCGCACGTACCACAGAAGGCACATTCGAAGCACCAACTAACACCAAGTTTGTTGGTACACTGAATGGCGCAATGCGTGTGTTCTGCGACAGCTATGCTAGCGACAGCACCTCGGTGCTCGTTGGTTACAAGGGTTCCAGCGAGGCAGATGCAGCAGCGTTCTACTGCCCATACATCCCGCTGATGAGCTCTGGTGTTGTGCTGGATCCATCAACATTCGAACCAGTAGTCAGCTTTATGACACGTTATGGTTACATTGAACTGACCAACACTGCATCGTCGTTTGGTAACGCCGGTGACTACGTTGGTGAGATCGCTGTATCGAACCTGTCGTTCAGCTAATCTACTGCGTAGATTGTATGAAAATCAAAAAAGCACCTTCGGGTGCTTTTTTGTTGGGCAATGTAAATCTAGATAAGTAAACTTGCTCGTGTAGCATTTACACACATACACACAAGGAGGTTATCATGAGCAAAACACCATACGAGATCCGTCTCGAACTTCTCAAATTGGCCAAAGAT